CGCGATGCCGAGCATGTGCTGCGCTCAAAGCACTTCAGGCCGCGGGAACATTGTTGGTACTGGACCCAGCCGGGGCTCATCTACGCAATGAAGCAGTGCGGCTTTGAACTGGTGTCGGAAAGCAATGTCGAGACCGAGCTCGGCCGCGAGGACATCGGGACGTTCGCATTTCGGCGGGAGACATGAATGCTGATCGTCACTGAACCCGCCGATGACCTCCAGCTTCTGACGCCAGAGGAACTGCGCGTCGCGGCAGGGCTGGATCCGACGGATGACAGCCAGGATGCGGCGCTTGCGACCCAAGGACTGCGCGCCGCAGCAGCCCTGGCCGGTGCCTGCGGCGTTGCCAAGGCCGGCTATGACCCGTCGCTCTATTCAACGGCAACGCCACTGCGGGGCGAGGCGCCGCGCACGCTCAAGGCCGAGACGCTCGTCGAGACAATCCGTGTCAGACCGGGCTATCAATATACGACGCTCGTTCTCGCACGCTGGCCAATCCTTGAGATCATATCGGTGACGACGGACACCACCGGGCTGACGGCCGCGGACTACTACCTCGATATCCCGATGGGGACGCTCGATCGCATATCCGGCAATGAGACGCTGTTCTGGCCCTGCGGCTGGGTGACCGTCGAGTATGTCGCCGGCTACGACACGATTCCAGAAGACCTAAAGGGTTACTGCTCGCAACTCATGAATATCTTCCATCAGAGCTCTACGAGCTCGGTTGATCCGAGCACGAAGCATATCGAAATCCCAGGCGTGATCACTCTTGATCGTTGGGTCGATCAGACCGCCACCGACAGCATCGTGCCGGACGACATCAAGACCGGACTGGTGCGCGACGGCTACCGCAGGCCGGTGCTGGCATGACACTGGCGACCGAGACCAGAGGGCTCTACCGGCAGTTTCTGAGTGAGCCGGTTACGATCCGTCGCATCACCGGCACCGGTACCGGTCGGCTTGATGAGACGTACGCCACGGTCGGCCGCCTCAATGCCTCAAACAATGCCGCGCGCAAGGAACTGACCGGCGGCATCGCGCAGCAGGATCTGACCGCGATCATCTATTCGCAGGATCTGTTCGATAACGGCCTGCCATCGGATGTCGTGATCGGCGACTACCTCATCGACCAGGATGGGATCGAGCATTCGGTCTACGAGGTGCAGGCGCGCCGCGTCGAGGGCGTGCTGGTCGCTTACGAACTCACGGTGCGCGCCTGATGGCGCTGAGCGTTCGCGTCCAGCCGATCTCGCGCGAGCTCGAGCTATTGATGGAGCAAAGCCTCGGCCCGAAGGCGCGCTCTGCCATGCTGGCGGCATATGCCGCCGAGACGATCGCGGAAGCGGCCCAGCAGAACAGGCAGGTACTTGGTCGCGTTCCGCCATACGATGTCTACGTCGACAATCGCGAGGGCGCACCGCTCACCAGTGTCAAGCCGGACGGTGAGATCCGCGCCGAATTCCAGTTGGTGGGCGAGACGCTCGCCTGGATCTTTGAGCAACTGCAGCGCCACTCCCCGGTACTGACCGGGCGCTATGCAAGTTCGCATGAACTGTTTGCGGACGGTGTCGATGTTGGAAATCCGAACGCGCCGCCGCCGGCTGAGGAATACGTGTTCCTCAACACCCAGCCATATGCGCGCAAGATCGAGGGCTACCGCGGGCTAGGTGGTGTGGTGCATCGGGCGCCCTCATCGCCGCAAGCGCCGGACGGCGTCTATCAGGCAGTCGCAACGTTAGCGGCGCGAAGGTTCGGCAATGTCGCCAAGATCACATTCAGTTACCGAACCGCAATCGGTGGTGACATCATCGGCGGCAAGGAAGGCGACCGATCCAAGCTGCGCAATCCGGCGATCATCGTGAGGCTCTGACATGCCGTCCGCTGTGGTCGAGGCTGCGTTCCAGGCGCGGCTATATGAATACACGTTGGGCGATCCGCCGGTCATTTCGGCGATCGTATCGGGCCAGCCCAAAAATAGCGATCAGGCATTCATCGTCCTGCAATACCCGGTAGTCAACGGCAGCAAGCCGACAATCGGGCGGCATTACTTCGAGGAAGGCGCGGCGAGGCTGGTGCTCAATGTGCGCCGCACTGCCGAGATGGAAGATGCCCTGGCCCTAGCTGACAATCTCGCCAGCATTTTCCGCGACAAAACGTTCCATGGCATCGAAACGTTCACGACATCGCAGCCAATCGTCAACGACGTATCGAACGATGGCAACTGGTTCAGCCTCTCGGTGATCGTCCCGTATCGATATCAATTCGACGACTAACGCTCCCCACAACCTGACCTGAGTTTGAACGCCCGGCGGCCGCCCACCGCCGGGTTTTTCATTTTCCGCTGCGTGGGCGGCAGCTGGGGCGCGTCGCAAGACGGCCATCCTCAACCACAGGAGATGCGCCATCATGGGCGACATCCAAACCACGTCTGAAAGTCAATTCTTCATCAGCAATGCTCCTGCCTCGGCAACGGTGGACACTCTTGCCGAATATGAAGGGCTCACCTGGATCGAGGTCGGCTTCACCGAAGATCTCGGCGAGCTCGGCGACACGTCGGCAGAGGTCACCGGCACGGCCATTGCCGATGGGCGCGTGCGCAAGGCCAAGGGTGCGCGCAACGCCGGCACGATGGCAATCATCTGCTTCCACGATCCGCTCGACGTTGGACAGCAGGCCATGATTACCGCAGAGGGAACCAAGGAAAATTATGCATTCAAATTGCTGTTGAGCGATGCGCCGTCCGGCGGTAGCCCGACAACGCAATATTTCCGGGGGCTGGTGATGTCGAAGACGATGCGACTGGGCACCGCCGACAACATCATGCGCCGCGTCTTCAACACCGGGGTCAACTCGGCAGTGACCGAAGAACCCGCGAACACGGTCTGATCCTCCCCGTTCTCGGGAATGACTGCGGGCGGCAGCAATGCCGCCCGTTTTGTTTTGGCGCAATCAACCACAAGGGTGTCATGAAACTAAGCGACCGCAAGATCGATCTGAAGAAGCGCGAGGAAGGCGCTTGGGTGTCGGATATTCCAGAGTTCATGGATCTGGAGCTGAAGGTCCGTGGCAGCGGCAACCGGGACTGGGCACGCATGGAGCAGAAGCTCATCGCAGCAGTGCCGCGCCAGCGTCGCGTGAACGGTCTTGAGCCGGAAGACCGGCTGCGCATCAACGCCATTCTCGTGCGCGACTGTTCGCTGCTTGACTGGCGCGGCATCGAGAACGGTACAGGCGAGCCGTTGCCATACTCAAAGGAAGCAGCGAACCAATATCTCACTGATCCGCAATACGAGGCGTTCGTCTGGGCCTGCGTGTGGGCGGCAAACGTCGTCGCCGAGCAGGGCCAGGAAGAGATCGAGCAAGACGCAAAAAACTGATCGACGCCCTGCGGTGGCAACACCAGTGGGGCGCGCAGGTCAAGCATTGGCAATTTATGGCCGAACGGGGCCGCGATGCGCCGGCCGAATTCCACGATCGGCCCGAGATAGAGCCGCATCTGACTTGGCTGTGGAATGCGTTCTGGGAGCTCGGCACGGAACGGCAGTTCGGAATGTCAGTCGGGCCGATCCCCGCATCGAAGATCAGGGAATACCTGCGCGACGAGCTCGATCTGCATGGCGCCGACTATGATCGAGCGCGGGCGATCATCCGCAAGGCCGACGATGCCTATGTTGGTATGCTGAACCGCCGCAAGGACGATGGGCCGGAAATGGCAGACACCGCCAAGACCACAGATCCCGAAGGCGTCAAGCGTGTCGTGCGCGGGCTGGGCAATCGGTACAAGATGGCGAAGCCGGGGAAAACATAATGGCAATCAGCGGCAACACCATCCGTACCATCACCATCCGGGGCCAAGCTGAGGGGCTCGACAAGCTCACGGCCGACATCAACAAGCTTGCGGCGGCCGAACAGAACGTTGCGGTCGTCTCGGAGCAGTCGGCCAAGCGCGTGCTGTCGCTCGAGGATGCCTGGAAGCGGCAGACGCTCAAGCTCGACGAGGCGGCGCGTGCGCAGGCTAACATCGCGCGCGAGACGAAACTGGCTGACGCAGCGCTGCGTGAGGGACTGGCTACGCAGCAGCAGCATGCGCAACGGCTCGAGCAGATCAACCAGCGTTACACCGTGGCGGCGCAATCAACGCAAAAGTTTGCCCAGCAGACCGGGCTCGCCCGTCACGAACTGATCAATCTCGGCCGACAGGCGCAGGACGTGGGCGTGTCGCTGGTGTCGGGCCAGTCGCCATTCATGGTGCTGGCGCAGCAGGGCTCGCAGATCGCCGACGTGTTCATCTCGTCCGGCAAGTCGGTTGGCAGTTTCTTCGGCCAGGCAATCGGCTGGGCCAGGGGGTTCGTTACTTCGACGGCCGGCGTGGTGACCGGCATCGCGGCGATTGGTGTTGCTGCCGTCTCTGCGTTTTCATCCTGGCTGGATGGACAAAAGGAAGTCGATAGAGCTCTCATCGGGATTGGCAAGCGGGCTGGTGCCACGCGCGGCGACATTAATCAGATGGCAGAAGCCAACGCGGCTGGTGCCCGGCTCTCTGTCTCTGAATGGCAGTCTGGGGCGGCAGAGTTTGCCAAGACCGGAACCATCTATAAGGAAAACTTCAAAGGGCTGAATGACCTGGTGAAAGGCTTTGCGCTTACCATCGGTGAGGGTTCCGGGGAAGCTCAGAAGCAGCTTGCCAAGATCTTCGGTGGTGACGTTGCAGGCGCTGCGGACAAACTCAATTCGATGTATGGCAGTATCAGCGGCAAGACACGGGAATATGCCCGTGATCTGGAGGTGGCCGGCAAACGTCAAGAAGCCATCGCTCTGATCGTCAGAGACATAACGCCTGCTATTCAGCAAGCAGCAAACGTCACAGGCTTCTGGGCCGCATCTTGGGACGCCGTTGCCAACGCAGCGTCGAATGCGGGCAGCAAGATCGGCAAAGGGCTCGCGGCTATGACGGGTATCGGGGATACGCCGGAAGCCAGACTGGAAAGACTGCAAGGCACGTTGAAGATTGCCGAACAGGCATTTCAAGAGCAACAGGAGCTTGCGGCAAAAATTGGCTCGCAACTTGTTCCCGGTCTCAGTCAGGCATCGGACAGCGTCATGCGGCTTCGTGCCGAAGTCACTGTACTGAGAGCACAGCTTGGTAAGGCAGATGAAACCAATGTCTTTCTGAAAATGGGTCAGGATGCCGACGATGCCATACGGAAAATGCTGCCCTACATTGACCAGTTGAAGGAAATTGACGAACGGCAGCGCAAGATCAGAGAAGGGCAAACGCAGCAGCATCCCGACGAAGGCCCGGGTACCCAGATGGGCCTTTCAGATAAGGCCAAAGAAGCTGCGAACGCTTATGAGGTTCTCAAATTGAATGTAACGGCGGCAGCCGAGATGCACGCTCGCCTTAATGAATATGCGCTTGAGCTTCTGAGGATAGAGCAGCAGACACAGGGCGCTGCCGCCAGCAAAAATCTCGAATTCCTCAAACAATTGGATGTTCTAAAAGATCAGCTTATGATTGCTCAAGCTTCTAGTAACGCAGACCTGACCAGCGCTCAGCATCAGGATACGATCAATCAAATGCGTCAGATTGGCGTGTCACTTGCTGGAGCGACAGCTATTGCTGACGCGGCGTCTGCCAGGGAAGCCCGGCTTGCGGCTCGGCATCAGGCGGATATCAATGAGGCACGGCGGCAAGGCTTTTCACTCGCTGATGCGACACGTCTTGCTGACGAGAAGCAAAACATCAGGCTGGCTCAGATCGCGGAAGCGCATCGTGCAGCGATGGTGGGGTTGGAGGGGCAGTTGCGCGTCGCGCAGGCCATTACCGGTGCGCAACAGATCCAGGCGCAATTCGAGACGGATATTGTTAGCCTGCTGGAACAGGATTTCAGTCTGACTCAGGCGATAGAGCAGGCGACTAAGCGGCGCGCTATCGCCATTGCAGAAGCCAACACCGAAGCCGAGCGCATGTTGTTCAGCCTGCGACAAGAGAACCAGTTGATCAATGCTAGCTCGGATGAGGAGCGTGACCGCATCAAGGCGCGTCAGACATATGAGAATTTGGTTCGCAAAAATGTGGACTCTAGCAAGGCAGCGGCGGTCGCCAGTCAGCAACTGCGAAACGCAGAAGACGAGCGGGCACGGGCATATGAACGTATGACGGATGAGCAGAAGAAGCAGGCCGACTTGGCACAGATGTCATCGTACAATCAAGAAGTCTTCACACGTAAGGCGGCGCAGGCACAGCAGGCCGCCTCCGCTGCCGCACAAGACACATCCGCATGGCTGGAAACGGCGGCTGAAGCAGCGGAGCGTATCGAGCGGGCAATGTATGCCTTCGTCGCGTTCGGACCGGACATCAAGAATATCTGGGGCAGCGGCAGCGTGTTCCAAACGTCGAAGGGTGGTGTCGGCGGTTTCTCCCAGTTCGACCCGAAGGGCTACACATCACAGACGGCGCAAACGCAGGCAGCTACGTTCGCTGCAAATGCCATGTACGGCGAAGGCGGATACACAGCAGACCCGGCGCTGCTCTCGCTCGGTTTTTTCAAGCCCATACCCAACGCACAGGGCCTGGAGAAAATGGTCAATGCGGGTGGAGTAACTGGAGCGATCGGCGGGCTGCTTGGAAATCTGTCATCACCCAACACGGACCTGGTGCAGAGCACGGCGTCGATACTGTCGCGATTGACCGACCTTCTGCCCGACGACCAGAAGGTGGGTGCCATCCAGGCTCAGCTCGGCGCTTTGGGCACGCCGACGACGCTCGCGGGTCAAGAGATGGTCAAAAGCCTGAACGACGAACTGAAGCGATTGACCGAGGCAACGCAGGACAACACCTCGGCCACACAGTCGATGACCGACGTGCTGTCGCCGTTCTATTCCAGCGATCCGCGCCGCACGCATCTCGGCTTCCGCGCCTTTGCGGGCGGCGGGATCATGACGCAATACGGCGAGTTGCCGCTCAGGCACTACCAGGGCGGCGGCATGGCGACCTCGCCGCAGGTTGCGGTCTACGGCGAGGGCTCGACGCCGGA